CCCCTTTTTCTTTTGGGGTATAGTGCCCCAAACCCGGGGTTATCCGGCGTTCTGACAGTCCCGGCTGACGACATGCAGACAGAACGCCTTCACTCTCGCATGTGAGGATTCTCATGGCACGCACCACCTTCTCCGGCCCCGTCAAGTCCGATAACGGCTTCGAGGGGGCAGTTGCCGGCAACGTCACCGGCAATGTTACCGGTACTGTTACCGGCACCATCATTCTCCCCACCGCCACTGCTGCCAACCTTGGCGCCATTGGTAACGCCATCAACACGACCGGCAAAGTGACGGGCAAGACTGTTGTGGACATCGCCACTGGCGTAATCTACACCGCTTCCGGCGCAACCGCAGGCTCTGTCTGGCGCGGTTCTGACGCCACCACCGTTACTCCGGCCTAATAGGGGTAAATCATGACGATGCAAACCGACATCAGTGCGGTGTCGCTGGCCGCATCGGGCACCGCTTACGGCTCACGTACGCGTGTGCGTGGGGCCGTCATCGAGCCCGGGACTGGCGCTGGCAGCGTCGTCTTCAAGGACGGCGGCTCTGGCGGCACGACGATCATGACGTTCAACACTGTGGCGAACGGCGAGCCGTTCAGCGTGGTCATTCCGGCCAACGGCGTCTTGTTTGAGACCAACGTCTACGCAGCGTTGACAGACGCCAAAGTGACGGTGTTCTATGGCTAAGACCCCGGCATGGCAGCGCAAGGAAGGCAAGTCCGAGAAGGGCGGCCTCAACGCCAAGGGCCGAGCTTCGGCAAAAGCCCAAGGTATGAACCTGAAGCCGCCGCAGCCCGAGGGCGGAAAACGGCGCGACTCCTTCTGTGCCCGGATGACTGGCATGAAGAAGAAGCTCACATCCGCGAAGACGGCGAAAGATCCAAATTCCCGGATCAATAAGTCCTTGAGGGCTTGGAACTGCTGAGGTTGAGCAGATGGAAATGCTTGTTTGGAACATCGTACTGACTGCAATCGTGGCTCTCCTAGGTTTCGTCCTCAAGGAAAAGTTTGCTGAGCTTAACCGGCTGGGCATTCTGCTCAACCGCACCCGCGAGGAAGTGGCTCGGGATCACATCACACGCACGGAATTCCGGGCTGACATGCAGCAGCTGCTTGACAGGTTCGATCGGATTGAGCGCAAGCTCGATGCTATCCGGGGGCACAATGCCCAGCACCAGTCGTAAGCAGGCAAGGTTCATGGCAGCGGTGGCGCACTCGCCGTCGTTTGCCAAGAAGGTGGGCGTCCCACAATCCGTGGGCAAAGAGTTCAACAAGGCCGATAAAGGCCGTAAATTTTCTGAAGGTGGTGCTATGAAAGCCAACATGAAGACCATGACCAAAGGCGCTTCCAAGATGGGCGCTGTCAAGACTGCTGCTCCCAGCAAAGATGGTGTTGCTGCCAAAGGCAAGACCAAGGGCAAGCAAGTCGCCATGCACGGCAGCAAGCCGCTGGGCATGAAGATGGGCGGCAAGACCTGCAAGTGAGCCGGCGATGATGCCCAGCCGTGGAATGGGGGCGATTGCCCCCAGCAAAATGCCCGAAGGAGTCCGCAAGGCCCGGCGGGACGACACGGATTTCACGCAGTACGCTGAGGGTGGTGAAGTATGGGACAAAGCCCGCCCCAAAGATTTAGGCATACCCAAAAAGCTTAGCCCTGCAAAAAAGTCTAGCGCCAAGGCTGCGGCCAAAGCCGGCGGGCGCCCCTACCCCAACCTCGTGGATAACATGAGGGCGGCAAGGAAAAAGTAACCCATGGCAACATCTGGAACCGCAACATTCAACCTCGACCTCTCCGAGCTCGTCGAGGAGGCGTTTGAGCGCGCCGGTTCCGAGCTGCGCACCGGCTACGACCTGCGTACAGCCCGCCGCTCGCTCAATCTGCTGTTTGCTGATTGGGCCAACCGGGGCGTCAACATGTGGACGTTCGAGCAGGGCCAGCAAGTGCTGACCCCGGGCCAAGCCACGTACCCGCTGCCGGCCGACACGGTGGACCTTCTTGAACACGTGATCCGTACCGGCGCCGGAAGTGCGGCCACGCAGGCAGACCTGACCATCACACGCATCAGTGTTTCTACCTACGCGACGCTGCCCAACAAGCTGACCCAAGGCCGGCCGATCCAGATCTGGATTGAGCGTTTGCAAAGCGCTCCGCAGTTCACCGTGTGGCCGGTGCCTGACAACTCCCAGACCTACACGCTGGTGTACTGGCGCTTGCGCCGGATTGATGATGCTGGAGACGGTATCAACACGATGGACGTGCCGTTCCGCTTTTTGCCCTGCCTTGTGGCTGGGCTGGCCTACTATCTGGCGCTGAAGATCCCCGGCGGCGCTGAGCGCCTGCCGGTGCTCAAGCAGCAGTACGATGAGGCTTGGGAGCTGGCCGCCTCGGAAGACCGAGAGAAGGCTGCTGTGCGGTTTGTTCCGCGCCGGCAGTTCATTGGGTACTGACCATGGCCAACAGGTTTGCGTCCGGCAAAAAAGCGATCGCCATCTGCGATCGCTGTGGCTTTCAGTTCTTGCTCAAGGAGCTCAAGAAGGAAGTCATCAAGACCAAGACGTACAACGCCTTGGTGTGCCCGACGTGCTGGGACCCCGATCAGCCGCAGTTGCAGCTTGGCATGTACCCTGTGGACGACCCGCAGGCACTGCGCAATCCGCGCCGAGATACGACCTACGTGTCGGCCGGTATAGGGGCTGACGGTTTTCCGACAGGTGGGTCTCGGGATATTCAGTGGGGCTGGAACCCGGTTGGCGGGTCCAGATTTTTTGATTCTGGTCTGACGCCAAACAATTTGGCTTTGTCGGTCCAAATTGGTACAGTTACGGTTAACACAGGAGTCTGACATGGACGCAAAAACCGCTGTGCGCAAGCACGAGAAGAACATGCACCCCGGCCAGAAGCCGACCAAACTGAAGGCTGGCGGCAAGACCAACGCCGACATGCTCAAGTACGGTCGCAACATGGCCAAGGTCATGAACCAGCGTAGCCCCGGTCGCAAAGGAGCCTGATATGGCCACCTACAAGAACCCTACCTACAAACCGCTTGCTGAGGCCGGCACGATGCCTGTGCGCGAAGCGCTCAAGGCCAATCTGTCGTCTGCCAACCAGCGCAGCAACGAGTACCCGACAACGAAAACGTCGGGTATCAAGATTCGCGGCACTGGCGCAGCCACCAAGGGTGTGATGGCTCGAGGCCCGATGGCGTAAGACATGAACTACACCGAGCTCAAAGCGGCGATCATCGCCTACACCGAGAATCAGGACTCGTCTTTTGAGGCGGAAGTCCCGGTCTTCGTGCGTCAGGCCGAGCAGCGCATCTACAACTCGGTGCAGTTTCCGTCTTTGCGCAAAAACGTCACGGGGTCGACCAGCGCAAGCAACAAGTATCTGGCGTGTCCGTCTGACTTTTTGGCGGTCTACTCCATGGCTGTTGTTGACGGCACTGGGCGGTACGAGTACCTGCTCAACAAGGACGTGAACTTCATTCGGCAGGCGTATCCGGCGCCAACAAGCGTCGGGCTCCCCCGGTATTACGCACTGTTCGGTCCGCAGTCAAACGATGTCAACGAGCTTACGTTCATTTTGGGACCAACACCGGATGCGGCATACCCCGTTGAGCTGCATTACTTCTTCTATCCTGAGTCAATTGTCACGGCAGGCAATACGTGGCTTGGGGACAATTTTGATTCTGTGCTGCTGTACGGCTCTCTGGTCGAGGCTTATACCTACATGAAGGGCGAGCAGGACATTCTGCAGCTCTACAACACCAAGTTCATGGAAGCGCTTGCGCTGGCCAAACGTCTTGGCGATGGTATGGAGCGCACAGATGCCTACCGCACAGGGCAAGCAAGGGTACCGGTGACCTGATATGTCGATCATCCAAACCGCAACAACCTCGTTCAAAGTTGAGCTCCCGCAGGGGGTGCACAACTTTGGGCCAACGTCGCCCGATACGTTCAAGATCGCTTTGTACACAGGAAACGCAGACCTGAATGCGGCGACCACTGTGTACACCACGTCTGGGGAAGTGTCTGGCGCTGGCTACACGGCCGGCGGAGCGGTGCTGACGATCAGCACTACTCCTACAGCGGCCAACAACAGCCAGAACATCCCAACAGCGTACATCAGCTTCTCAAACGTCACGTGGCCCAA